GCCAGATCAGCACAGAGATCGTCTTTAAACAAGCGGGTGTGCTTGTCACGTATTTGGTGAAGATCGAAAGGCAATGCCCAGTAATCTTCATTACTGGCGCGGGTCTCAGGCGCAAGCTGCCAAGTTTGGTTGGCATCGCGAACCACTTCATAGGCGTTGTTCAAGTCGCCCAGCGCCCCTTTCTGGTGAGCTTTGGCAGCAAACGTGCCGTCCTCTTGAACTTTTTTCCATGCTAAGTTGATATAGTCTTGAAGCGTTTTCATTGGGTCTCTCCATTTTTTGAGTTTTTGATCTTACACAATACATATAGTCATTCTGATCGGAGATACAATAGCAAAATACAAACTAAATATATTTAATTAATATATGGGGGGAATATATGGGGGGGGGATAGGGGGAAGCCAAAATGGGCGACTTTCCCCCGATGAAATTTATGCCGCGAGGTGATACAGCCAGCAATCCATGTGGCCGTTCGCATCATCGCGTTCAATAGAGTGAGGCGTCTGTTCAACTAATCCAGCCTTCACAGCGTGGCGAACTGTGCCACAAATATTGTGTGAGTTTTTCTTTAGCAGCCTAGCCAAGTCTCGACTGGTCATTGGGCCGTGCTTCTGTAGCGCCTTTAATATCGGCGTAAACGCGCCGGTATCTGTGCGTTTGGCCTTTGGCTCTACCATATCGCAGGGCAGTGTGGGGCGAAGCCGCTTACCATCTGGCCCTTTTGTTTTAGCCTGTAATCTTTCAAATTCTAGTAACTTCCAAGCCATCTGTTTTCTCCCTCAGATGTGATAATCATTAATTCGCAAATTTCGTACAAACCTGTCTAATTCCTCTCGCGCCACCCACAAATTATTCGGCGCGTTTGGCAAAACAGTGCCACCCCTCTGGTGAACTTTGTCCTGCCACATATCGACCTCTCTTCGTAAAAACTTCAGTTCAGCGTCATGCGCTGGTGTTAATTTCTTCATTTAGCCTCTCCTTCAGCAGCTTTTTGCGGTAAAATTTAATCTGTTCTCTCAGGCCAGCATTGTCAGTCTCCAAGCGTTTGTTTTCTTCGTTTACTCGCTGATATTCATCGCGGTGTATCAATGTATTAAGCCTCCATTTGGTCATTTTTCCAGAAACTCCAGCACTTGCTTGGACGCATCGCCTGCGCCCTTCCCCACAATTACAGTGTGGCCCACTGATTTCAAATATTCGATCACTTTTTTCTGATCGGGGGAAAGTCTGCCACCCGTGACCCTTTTCATCTCCACCCACAAATTGCAGGCAGGGATGTACAGGTCTGGTATCCCTCTGGTGACCCCTTCGGCTTTGAGCCGTGTCGCCACAGATATGCTGCGCTTCTCACCGTTTGGGATCGCAAATATCAGCGTGTCTGGATATTTCGCCCGAAACCAGTTCACAAACCCCACCTGTTCCGAATGCTCAGAGTGCTTAAAACGGTATGTCTTCGACACCCCAGTCAGCGTATGGCCCTTCTTGCTTTTCAATTTTTCTCTCCACTTTTGTATAATCGAACTGCACAACCTCAAAATATTTGGGATCGTATGTCGAGGTTTTTATTTTAATGCGGCTAGGCCAGTTCCAGAAGTGGCACTCGTCCATCGCCTCGTCTGTCGTGTCAGCCCCAGAAGCCAGCAGTGACCGCCGCGCCTGATATCGACTGGCCGCATAGCCACCATGATCTGGGCAGAGCCATTCGTTTATGCTTCTCATCCCGCAGTAGTATGTGACCTTGATCGAATCAGGTTTCCCTTCTTTGCGGTGGCGGTGATAAAGAACGCTGTCCACGTCCACCCATTCGGGCTTTGCTTGGCCTGACAGCATGGCACCATCATAACTGCTGGAGTTGTGGTTTAGCGTTGGTGGTGGAAACTCATGGCCGCAGACGTGGCATTGCAGTGCCGCCGCAAAGCACATGGTCTGGCAAGCCTCGCACTGCTTAACTGGTGCCGTACCTTCGCCTGCCCCTGCCGACTTATCCTTGGGTTTCACCCTATCAATAAATCCCAGACGCTGCACATTTGAACCGAAGTCCAGAATGAGGGCATCAGTCTTTCCTTCGGCAATCCTAGTGCCACGCCCAACCATTTGGACATACAAACCAGCAGATGCTGTGGCCCGGACCAGCGCAACAACGTCCACAGCAGGGTGATCAAATCCAGTCGTTAAGACGTTTACATTAATTAGGCAGCGGATTTTGCCGCTCTTAAAATCGGCAATGGTTTTCTGGCGTACTTTGTTGCTGTTGCCGCCAGTGATTACAGCGACCTCAATGTCGTGGTACTCAAACTCATTTGCCAACATATGCGCGTGATCGACGCCAGAGCTAAACACCAGCCAACTTTTTCGATCCTCGCTCAGTTCCACAATTTCTTCGACAGTCTTCCGCACCAGTTCGGGATCAGACGCAGCCGTTGCGAGGTCGCTCTCAATAAACTCACCGCCCCGTTTTTTTACGTTGGTCAGATCGATCTGGTTCAGACCGCCTTTGCTAATTACAGGCGACAGGTAGCCCTGCTCCATCAGCATATCGATTGGAATGTCATGGGCAATGCCATCGAACAGAGCGCCTGCACCTTTGTGGAGATAGCCTGAATCTAATCGATAGGGTGTGGCTGTCAGGCCCACCACTTTAATCGCGGGGTTGCAAACCTTCAGATCGGCAATAAAACGATTGTATCTGGTCTCAGTATTCTTGGGCAGCATATGCGCCTCATCGATTAAGATCAGGTCTGGCGCAGGAACGATGTCATACGCCCTCTCCCAGACGCTCTGAATGCCAGCAAAGGTGATCGGCCTGTCTAAGACCTTCTGCTTCAGCCCCGCACTGTAGACGCCAAAATCAGCCTCTGGATACATTTTCAGCAGGCCATTGGCCCCCTGCTCTAAAAGCTCTTTGACGTGCGTCACAATCATCACCCGTGTGCCAGCAAATGACATCGCGTCTTTCACGATTTGAGCTATGATGGCCGTCTTTCCTGACCCAGTGGGTGCGACTATAAGAGGATTGTGTCCTGACTTACTCGCCCAATAGTTGTACAAGCCATCGACAGCTTCTCTTTGGTAATCGCGTAATTCAAAGGTCATGGGACAGAACTCTTTTTTCCGCTTGTAGCCTTGCAGCCACTGCCTCGTTCATTGTTAAAAACGTACCAAGATTAGTTTTTCTGCCATCAATATTCATCGACGCCCTCCACTTCCCTTTGTCTTTTAAAAAGCTAACGCCCTTGACGCCTGATGTGTTGGCCTTGCCAATGCCAGTGTTCTCAGACTGCTCACGCGCCGTGACCTCCCGCAAGTTTACTATCCTATTATCGCAGCCATCTCTGTTAATGTGATCCACAGAATTAGGCCAAATAGGATAGTGGCCGTGATGCAGAAAGAAAGCCACGCGATGCGCCTGCATCTTCTTGTTATGGCCGCGATACGAAATGCCGCCAGATAAATAGTAGCACGTTGATCTCTCAGTCTTTACCCTGCGGTTCATAGCCAGCTTGCCACTGCGCTCTTTGTTATATTTAGCCGCAGCACCCGCAGCACTGACAAACGAACTGCCCTCGCCAGTGTCGTAAAAATCTTCCTCTGATCGATCCTTTGCGTAAATCAATCCAGCCTCTGGATCATAGCGAAACAGACGCCGCATCAATCCCAAATCTTCCCACCAGTTTTTCATCACGAAAACCTCTCCCTCAATTCTGCGCTATTTTCTTGATTGCGGATGACGCCCTTCGGCGTCTGATACTCTACGAAATCATCGCCAGCGTCTATGATCTCCCAATCGTCAGGCACCATAAACGGATTAAACAGGTGGCCCCCCGCGCCCTTTTTGCGGCTCCAAGTGCCGTCCCGCTCTGGGGTGCTGTGTGCGTCTGTTCGATCATTAACTTCTGGCAGTTCACCGCCGTGACAAATCGGAATATAATTGCAAAAACGACAGGCAAACTTTGACGGGTCGTGGCTGATTTTTGACGGTGGCTTTTCATCAAAAATAATATTGCTGGCCTTGCTGATCAGCATCTCACCCTCTGCCCGATCCCGCTTGATCCGCTCAGAATAAATCTCATCGTTATTTTTATTCACAGCAAAAAAATAGCAACGATCAATGTCAGCCAAATGCATCCCGACTTGGCACTGCGCCCAGTAAACGGGCTTACTGATCCTGACGCCTTTCGCCTTCGTCTGGGCAAAGCTCTTGTCGTTCATCGTCTTGAACTCCAGCGTATGTGGCTCTGCGCTCTCTGGAAATCCAACTCCAATGCCGTCCAGCGACAAACCAAAATGTCCCCCACAGGCCGTGTAATTTATCTGCTTGCCTGTCTCTGGATCGACCTCCCACACCTCAACCCCAATCGCCCGAAGGTTTGCCACGATGCGACCCTCCTCGCGGTCACCCGTTTCAAACAGGCGCAGCATACGCCCCTCAAAGCTCTGCGTACTTGCGTGTCGAAACTGATACCACAATGCCCGACTGCACGGGTTGCCTATCTGTGAGCCGCCCAGATGCGGCCTGTGGCCGTTCTCGCGGCTTGCCTCGTAGTGTTCGTAAATTTTCTGCACTGTGGGAGATGGGTTGTATTTCTCAAGGTTCATCTTGGCTCCTCTCTATTTGTAAAATGGGGCAGCAAAAGCCGCCCCATCGCAAAATAGATTACCGCTTCCACGGTGGCGCTGCCGCCTCCGCTGGAGCCGCCGCAGGGGGCGCTGTGGCGGTGCCGTTGGTTTTGCCACCTGAGTAGCCCTTGATCTCATTGGAGGCGCTGTACTGACCGTCTGCGGCCTTAACTGCCACCTTCACCACCAGAGGCTTGTCGTGCAGTTCGCTGCTGTCTTGGGGCGTCATAACGCC